ACAAATTAAAAAACTAACTAAAAACTAAAAAAACTAAAAAAACTATGGAACAAAGAATTGAATTACAGAAAATTTATCCTGAATGGCAAGAGTTTCTTGCTATGCCTGAAGGGATAAAGAAAAATTTAGCGTATTCAAAAAAGATACAAGGCGTAGGTTGTTTTGTTTCTTCTATTCTAAAAAGAGAAGATGGTACTATCCATTACTCTAACACGGAATACCGTGTCTCAAAAGGTAAAGTTTATTTTCTTAAACAAGGTAAGAAAAGCGGATTTACTGTTGACCCAAAGGGTAAGATGAAGATTTGGTTTGGTAAAAAACTAAATGAACTTCCAGTTAATGATGAATTCTTTCAGGCTTTAAAACAAGAATGGTTTAAAATAATTTATTTTAATTATGTTACACCGGCTGTTCTTGGTAAAGTGATTGCAGGAAAGATTACTAATCCTACTGATTTAGCCAAAGCAATCTTAAAGGCTTACAGAATTCAAGGTTCTCCTGCGTTTTTCTTAAAAGCCATTAATAACCAATCAGGACACTTTAACAAAGGTCTTTTCTTAAAAGGTATTAAGGTTGCAAAGAACTTTGACCACTTTCTTCTTTACTTTGCTGAAAACGGAGCCTATAACAGTAGTTTGTTTGACATGATAGACCAAGCAATTATTTTAGAATCTAAAATAGATTTTAATTGGTCTACAAAACGGATTGAAGAAGAACACAACAACTTTACTGCTCAACTAATGGATTTAGAATCAGACGAGTTATCTGATGAACCTCTTAAATGGCTTGAAAAGTTAAATCTTAATCTTCCAGAAAGTTGCAGACTTCTTAAATCACAAAAAGAAGTTTATCAAGAAGGAAAAATGATGCACCATTGTGTTTACACAAACTATTGGAACAGTATTGTTTCTCAATCTTTTATTGCAATTAATGTTAATTACCAAGGATCTAATTATACTTTCGGAATTAATTACAATAAAAATTCAGCTCAAAACAGATTTGAATTTAATCAATTGCAAGGCAAGTATAACAATCCTTCGCCACAAGATTTAAGAGATCAAATGAAAAACTGGATTCAAAGTCTAAACTCTACATCTAAAATTATTGAAGAATGGGCCACAATAACCGAAGAAGTATTACCCTATTAAACTAAAAACCAAGAAAACAAATTAAAAATTAAAAACTAAAAACTAATTAAAAACACCATGAGAAAAATGTTTCAACCCGAAGAAGACAAAGTGATCTTACAGAATGTATCACTTTACCCTAACAATCTTGCTTACTCTTTTGAGTTATCAGCAGAACAATTAGGAAGAAACGCAGCAGGCTGTTCTGCTCGTTATTACGCTAGATTGCGTTCAAAAGAAACTATGATTGCAGTAGCTTCGTCAAATGGCGTAGTTACTCTAAACAATCAAAAGAACGCAAGGCGTGACTTTAGTACTGATTTAACTGATCAAGATCGTCTTGAATTTGTTCAAGAGATGATCAGAAAGATGCCAAGGAATATGAAGAAAGAACTTGCTAAAATCTTATTCTCTTGAGTATGAGAACTTTCAATCTCAATTGTGCTCTGGGATTGATTATCTTCGGTATTTTGGGACTACAGGCATCTGCTTGTAGTACCCAAACTGCCAAGGTAGTCGACAGTCTCCCAAAACTTTGTATTGATCCAAAATTTGGAAAACTTACAAAGGATGACTCTACTTTTGTTTTCAGAGTAATTAATCGTGAAAAGCCGATTAAACACCATATCATAAAAGTTGACAGTGGTGTAATTTTAACGATAGTTAAGAAAAACCTTGAACAGGTTTACGTAACTAGAAACGGTGCAATAGATGATTATTACGAAATAGAAAACGGAAAGGTAGTACTTTATTGTAAAGAATTTGAATAGGTTATGAGAACATTTTTATTAGTCGTACTTTATTCTCTTATGATTATGCTTATAGTCGGCATTGTAGGACTTGTAGGATGTCAAGATAAAGAAGTGCCAAAAAAAGAAAGTCATAAACTTAGCGATTTTGGCTATAAAGCTGAAATTGTAACAATAGATTCTTGCGAATATATTTTTGGGCCTTGGGGAAATGGAGCAGTCTTAACCCATAAAGGTAATTGTAAAAATCCTATTCACAAAAAGTAACAGAAATTTGGCCGGATCGTCTAGTGGTTTCCATTTGGATATAAGGACGCTGGATTTTCATTCCAGAAACGGTAGGTTCGATTCCTCCTCCGGCTACTAATTTTCTTACAAGGCTTAAAGGGACTTATATCCCACACCAATGCCCCCTTGTAAGAACTACACTCATTTGAAAATTAAAACTAAACATACTATGAAAAATAACATTTTGAAAATCGTACTTATTGTACTAATCTTGGTTACTGTTACTTCTTGCGGTTCTAGCAAAGGTTGCAACAAATCAACCAGAAAGTATTACAGTGGAAAATTCTTACAATTTTAAAAACACCTAACTATGAATAAGTACATTAAACCCACAAAGAAAGTAGTTATAGACGGCAAAGTCTATACTGCTGTAAGAGAAAGGAATTACATTCCTGAACCTGAAACTAAACCCAGGAGAATTACCGATGAGTATGTTAGTCCAAAAGCTAACAATCCTATTGTTAAGACTCTTGAAGAGATTATTGAATCTAACTTGAATGATTATTTTAAATCTGTTGAGTTAGAAATTTCTGAATTAAAGAAAGAATCTCTCACTCTAATTATTAGCGGACATACCGAAAAAGGTATTGACAAGTTAAAACACGCTAATCAATTAGAAACTGAAATTAATTCTGCTAAAACCAAAGCAAAGATTGATTGGATGAGTCGTATCTTAATTAGATATAACGACTTGACTAAACAAATTGTAGGCAGAGAATTCTAAATTGCATTTCATAGTTACCCCGTCCAGGTAGTGCTGAGGGGTAACTTAAATTTAACCCAATCTAAAAGAAATTTATGAGTATTAATAAATTAAAGTGGGCAGTAAGAATACTTTCATTATTGCTTGTATTCATTGCTGTACTCTGGGGATTTAACATTGGTTTATCCAATCCTTTTAATCCTTGGAAAGCAATTGCTTTTGCAGTTGCAGGCATTTGGTTGTTTATGTTTGCCGTAGACAATCTCTTTATTCGGTTTTTAGAGAAACCAGTTAATTTTACTAGAGAAGTAACAGAGTCAAAGTATTTAACAGAATACGATGATTTTGATCTTGCTTCAAAACCAGTTTTACCAGAAACTCCTCAAAAACCTAAAGTTAAAAGGGGACCTTACAAAAGAAAAAATTACTACAAAAAAAAGAAAAACTAAAAAACAATTTAAAACAATTTAAAACAATTTAAAAAAAATTAAAAAATGAAAACTAATGATTTAAACGTAATCGCAGTTGCTGCTTGGATTAATGCTAACGCTAAAGTTCGTCCTGTAAGCGTAATGATGGAACAAAAAGGAGGTAACTCTTCTTTAATTAGCTTTATGAACGGTAACAAGAATCGCAGAACTGTTGTTGTAAGCTTCTCTGAAGAAATAGCTTCTCAAATTGGTATCAATGTAGATACTTTGAAAGAAGGTTATGAAAACCACATCAAAATAAACATTGATATGTTTGAAGCAACCGGTATTGCTAACAGGATTCGTCTTGTTGAAACTACCGATGAAGCTTTTGCTACAGAAAACTACTTCCGTCCCAAGAAAGCAGGCGTAAACGGCTCTCAAATGCTTACTCCTGACGGAGAACCTATCTATTTCAAGTATGAGTGGATAGAAACTCGCAAAGACGGAAGCTCTGATGATGTAACTCTTGCTTATATTCCTGTTAAGGATATGGCAATTGATTCTATGCTTAAAGAAGCATCTGTAAGTTCTTTGAAACAAGCAGCTTCTGAAGTATTTTAATTAAAGACCATTTGTATTAGGTAGCCTGGGGAAGATTAGTTTCTTCCCTAGGTTTTTATTATATTTGAAATATGAAAGGTAAATTACAATGCCAAGATAGAAATTGGTACGTTTCTTTTGAAGAGAAAGAATTAAAAGTACATCCTGTTGATTCTGCTGTATTAGATACTTTTGCTGCACATCTTTGTGAAACAGAATTAGAATTTGAAATAGTAGATGAGTTTAGTCATCCTGAATTTTATAAAGATACTCCCATTTATCAAGGACAAGTTTACGCAAAATTAGTAGATAACGATCTTATGTGGGAGATAATCTTTTATGAGTATCGTACCAGCTATCGTAGTCATTATCTTACTTTGGAGAATTGGCTTAAATCTAGATTTAAAATCCCTAAAAGAATAACCTATGTCTAAAAGTTTTAAAATCCTTTTGGGAGTAACAATTATGTTGCTTTCCTATTTGTGTATTCATCAACTTGTTATTATGAATCCGCATCCTATTGTTTTTGCTGTATTAGTTACTAGTAGCATTTTTAGCGGAATATTAGGATTTATTCTTGCTGTAAAGTCTTTACGGTAACTTTACTCATGGAAACAAAAGGAACTATGGTTGAGCATGTCAACCGTAAGTCAATGCTTATTAGACCATCAGGTCGTTCTACAGATTTTATTAGTCCTTCTTTTGGTTATGGTTGTCTCTATAACTGTTCTTATTGTTATATGAAACGCCATAAACCAGAAGGATTAACTGTTGCAACTAATATCGGGGATATTTTGACGGCTATAAACAATCATGCTATGTTCGCAGTTGTGGATAAGCCTAATCAAACCCACGATTCATTAGTGACTTATGATATTTCTTGTAACGAAGACTTTTGTTTGCATGCAAAATTTTACGATTGGAAACGTATCTTTGATTTCTTTAAAGATCATCCAAGAGCTATGGGTTCATTTGCTACTAAATATGTAAACGAGAAATTACTTGAGTACAATCCAGAAGGTAAGATTAGAATTAGATTTAGTCTTATGCCACAATCTTATGCAGATTTGTTAGAACCTAATACTACCCCTATACTTAATCGTATGGAAGCAATAAACAGTTTTATAGAAGCCGGCTATGATGTTCATGTAAATTTTAGTCCAGTTATTTATGAAAAAAACTGGACAGATGCATACAAAGAACTCTTTATGCAATTAGACCATGCAGTCAACCCTGAGTATAAAGATAGAGTTAAAGCAGAAGTTATCTTTCTAACTCATAACGAGCAGAAACATTGGTTTAACTTAAAGCATGATCTTCTAGGCGAACATTTACTTTGGCGACCTGAAATACAAGAAAACAAAATATCAGAGTACGGTGGCGAAAATATCCGCTACAAACATGACTTAAAAGCTGGTTACATTGATCAGTGGACAGAACTACACGATGAGATTATTCCTTGGAACACTATTAGATATATTTTCTAATGAAAGAATTAATACGCTTGTTACGCTACCTAGTGGTTTGGATAAGTCAAAACTTGTCCATTCCATTTTGGGTAGTAGGACATGTACACTTAACTATGAACGTATATAGCGATTTAAACGAACTTCTTGCTTCAATAGGAATGAATCTTATTGTATTGACAGGATTTATAATCAGCTATATAGATGAAAGAAAAAACAAAAA